AAACAGGCTGAATTTCCTTATTATTTAGATGGGCAATATCATAATGGAAAGGGAGAATATGTTGCAAATCCAAAGTTCTTCCTAACATCAAACAATGAATATTTAGAGTACACTAATGCCATTTTAAACTCAGGACAAATATCTGCTTATGATAATAGAAAATGTGATACTATAAGTTGTATAAAGAATGTTTCTAGCATAAAAGTTTCAAATGATTATGATAAGAAAACATTAAAAATAAATACTTTAAGATTTACATTGTATAATCATTATGATTCTAATGAAAAACTATCTGAATATATAAATGATAACTTAATCAATCATGATGTATATTTATTTTACCAATCTCCATCAACATATAGGTTGAATCTATACCCTAATGAAGAAGCACAGGAAGGTGATTATGATTGTGCTTTAATGTATAGGGGTGAAATTAGCAGAGTAACAACTAATGATGACATTATATCTATAACAGTAGAAGATAAAACACAAAGACAAATTGCAAAGAAAAATGTTCCATATATGTCCATTGATAGGCTGCCTGAAAATATTAGTTCAAATATTTCTGATGAATATAAAGGCAAAGATGCTGTTGTTCCAATGGTCTTTGGGAAAGTTGATAAATCTCCTGTTCTTCCTTATGTAGATAGTACAAATCCTAGAAACCTAAATCTTCTTTTTGATTTTTGTCCAACATCATCAACTTTCAAAACGTCTAAGGTACCATCTTTTTTTTCAGGTAAAAATCTACCATCAGGGAACCCATATTATTTATATGTAAAATCAGGAACAGATTATTTAATATTAGACCATTTTCAAGGAACTACAAATTTCCAGTCTAGCAAATATTCAAGGTCTTTATTATTTTTAACAGGGGCAGGGGTGCCATCAGACAATCTATTACCAGTAGTTCTAGGGGAGGAAGATGAAACCGACTTTAGACTATATGACATAGTTGGATTTCAACAGAGAATGGTAAAGGCTTCTTATCCAGTAACTGGAAGCATTATAAGCCTACCTAATGCTCAAATGTCAAATCTAAGCAATGATGATATGTTAAATGCAGAATCTATAAGTAATAATAATGGTTTTGAAAAAAGGTGGTATAGGGCAGGAGAAGGGGTCCAATCAGGTGATTCTTCTACAAATTTTAATATGAACACAACTTATCATTCTCAACTGACACAAAAAGGTGATGGAAGATATATAGTGCTTATTTTAGAAGATGGTGTTAGTAATGAACTGATGAATATTCATATTGATAATGTATTTGCAGGAAACACTTTCATGTTAAGCGATTATAAATATTCAGGAACTGCTGCTGAATTAGGGCCAAGTGATAATGATGGAAGTTTTGCCCAAGAAGGATTAGGAATTTTTGTTGCACCATTAAGCGCTGATGTTTTGTCAGCAATAAATCAAATTGCTGATGTTTTAAATTTTGATGCAATTAATAGCAATGAAGCAATTTATGCTTATCAAGCATATGCTAATGCTCTTATTGCAGAAACATCAACTCAATTAGATGATATTGCACAAAATCCTATGGAGTTTCAAGAGTTCTTGTGTCCTATTAATGATTTTTATGAAAATGCATGTATATATGCTCTTAATTCAGAAGCAAAAGGAGACAAAAGATATTGGGGGTCATCAGGTGGTAATAATGGACTATCCTATTCTTCTGATTATACAGGCATCAATGGATTATATTTTGGGGCCAAGACACCTGATAACCAAGACATCCTAGTTGGAGAAAGCCCTGATGTTCATAATAATATTATATTATATGAATATTTCCCACCATATTGGAAAGATGAACAAAATGGAGGGGCTTCTTTAAGTTATATTTCAACATTACAAATGAATAATGTTGCCTTCTTGCATTCTGTTAAAATTGAAGATATAAGAAGTCAGAAAATATATGCTTCAATAGAGGGAAGAAAGCATCATATGTTCACAGAAGAATTAGACCCTGAACTTTATATAATTGGAGAAGATAGTAGCCTTATTGATAATAATTTAGATTTTTTTACTAAGAACTCAGATGGTAGCAATCCAAATCTTGAATATCTTGTTATGTATTGGGCTTCAATAATGAGAACATTATTAGAAACATCAGATGCATTAGGAACAATCCCTGCTGCTTCAAGCATACTTGATGGCAGTGTTTTAGGTTCTGAAATTGATGATATACAAAATCAATCAGGACAGACAAAGGTTTGGGAAGCAAATTGGGGTTCAATGGAACTTGGGAATTATGAGACCACAGGACAGAACTATGACCAAGATGGTCCTGCCAGTCAATTTGATGGGGATGGGCTTCCCTTCTCAAAAATAGATACATTTTTAGATTCAAATCAATTCAATAGCCTTTTAGAAGAAAGATGGCAAGATATATCCTCTGCTGTATCAGCAGCAGTTGGTGATGCCCCTTTTGCTACTAATTATTCTCTGTTTAGAAATTTTATTTATAGGATTTGTCAAATGCCTGTGAAATTGTATCACTCTTTTAATTTTTTATATGATACTCAGGGTCACAACATAAACTTATATGAAGTATTTGGCAGAGAGTTTTTTATAAAACTTATATTAGAGTATGTATTTCAAACTGATATTAATATGAATTTAGCAGAAACAGATAGTTATAGGAATTGGAAGGTGTCATATTGGTATAGATGGAAGGGTGGAAACACAGGAGATGCTTGGTTAGCACAAGAAATATTTGACATTGAATCAAAACTTTCTTCTGTACAAGAGGGTTACAGAAATTATGATTGGCAGAGTTGGGGAACCATGACAACATTAAATGAATGGATTGATAATTTCTATGTTTATATGGATGATTTATGCACTGCATATAATAAATGTTTAAGAGAACTAGAAGAACAGATAGAACCAAATTTAATTGATAATGAAGGCTCAGGAAGATATTGGCATTTTGATGGTGAATACAGTCAAGCAACAGAGAATGCTCAATGGGCTGCTAGGGGAGATGGATTTGATGATTGGGTTCAAGGAAATGGTTGGTATTATGGGATAAGTTATTATGATTCAGGGATTGAACTATCTGCATTAAGAGAAGAATTATTACAAATAGCACAGGTTTCACAGGAGCAACAAGTGGACCCTGTGTCAACGGTTACATCAGGAATCATAGAAAAACCATCTGATATTGTAATGAATATTTTAACAACAGAAATGGAGTACGGTAAATATCATACAACAGATACACCTGATGCTATTCCTTCAGAAGATATAAGTCAAATAGGTTCAGATGTGCTAAAGCCTGATTATAGATATTTTGACATTGAAAAAATAAAGCAATCAAGAGATGCACATGATGGTTGGCAAATGGGATTTTCTATAAATAAGAAAACTGATGGAAAAAGATTAATTGAAAATATATTAAAAGAATCTAAGTCATATCCTGCATTTACATCTGAAGGAAAATTTACTATGATAACAATAAAGGAATCATATAGAGATAATGATATAGATAAAATGATTAATCTCAATGATGTCCTAGGTTATAGTTTCACTCAGACAAAAAGAGAGGATATTATTACATCCTTGAAAGTATATTATAGGTATGATAATGGCCAAAACAAATATGGTTCTTCAATGCAAAAATCCATTCAAGAATTATTGCCTTCTTATCAAAATACAGCATATGAATCTTATGGTTTAAATGAAACAGATAGTTATAGGGAAATAGAATTAAAATACCATGCAGATAAAAATACAGTTGAAGATTTTGTTAATTATACACTATACAATAATTGCAATCCTCATAATATATGTGAACTTTCACTAAGTTTAAATAATATTGATTTATCTGTTGGTGATATTATTCATCTTCCTCTTATTAATGAAGAAAAGGTTTTTAATATAGATTATAGCAAATTACAAACACTTAATTCTCAAAATATATACCCTGCATGGATTATTATGGAAAAAGATGTTGGGCTTGATAGGGTTAAAATTAAAGCAATACAATTACATCATTTAACCAGTGATGAATTAGGGGATACTGCTTTTAATGCTAATACTTTTGGCTATCCATATCAAGAGGTATATGGAAACAAGGAGCAATGGAGTGAATATTTGTTCACAGGAAATCAGGAAACATCTAATCTGCCTATCCCTTATTATAATTATGACCCTAATGCAACTATTCAATATGGCCCAAAGATTCCATATTTTGATGTTAGTGGTGATGGTGTTATTAATGTTGTTGATATTGTTCACACAGTGAACATCATATTAGACCCTGTTGGTGTAAGTGAACAAGAAAGAAAAATATTAACTACATATA